AGAACTGCAGTTGCAGGATTCTTAACAGGAGTAGATGCAAAAGATGGATCTGCTTTAACTGGCGTTGATGAAGCGCTTTTTATACCAAAAATACAAACTGCTGCTGTAACAAAAGTAGTATCTGCTGATACAACTTTAACTAAAGCTGATTTTGGTAAAGTAATCCTTATGGGTGCTAACGGTGTAGATATTACATTGCCTTCATGTGAAAATGAAGCTGGTGCTACTTTAGAAATTATCCTAACAGCTGATTATGATACAGCTGTATGTACAGTTGTGCAAGCTGCTGCTTCGCAAGATTTCTTTGGTAATCACTATGATTCTACAGCTGGTACTAGTGGAGATTCAGGTGCTACTGCAAACACTAAAATTACTTTTTCATCTGCTTCTGTAAAAGGAGATAGAGTAGAATTACTTTCAGATGGAACTGTTTGGTATGTAAAAGCATTCGGTAAAGCTGATGGTGCAATTACATTTGACAACTAATAGTTGAATAATTAGAGTAACGGAGGGGCTTGTCCCCTCCATTATTCTTATATTTGCAATATGAAGACAGTATATGCAGTAAGAG